ACTGCAAATCGACCTCCACCACCTTTGGTAGTTAGACCCTTTGCAAACAACATATCTTGTATTTCTGGTGTTAAATATGTTTTATCAGGATCAAGTTTTAATTTTTCAGCCATGACTTTCATTGTACCAGGAATAAGTTGATATTTACCAACAGCAAATAATACATTTGGATCAGATGCATCTAATTTGCCACCAGCATCTAATTTTTTATTTGTTCTTTTCAAATAATCAGCGATTGTCATTTTACTAAAATCTATATTATTTGATTTTAGATATGCACCTTCGTTCTTCTTGGCAAGAAAATAATCACCTCTATTATATGCATTATAACCTTTATCTCCAGATTCATACTTTGAAATGTTGGTAGCTAAAGCTTCTCTGCCTGAAAGTATTCCAATAACGGCCGCACCAGCACCAATCTTTTCTGCTGTAGAAACAGCCGACTTAGGTGGTGTAGGAGGTTTCTGAGTTGCAGTAGAGGGTTTAACCGGTTCTGCATCTTTCTTTAATTTTTCAGATTTAGCTTTCTCCGCAGCCTCACGTTTTAATTTTTCTTGTTCCTCTTTCTTTAATTTTTCTGCTGTTTCTTTCTTAGCCTTTTCCTCAGCAGCTTTCTTAGCCTTTTCTTCAGCAGCTTTCTTAGCCTTTTCCTCAGCTTCTTTTTTGGCTTTGGTTTCAGCAGCTTTTTTGGCTGCCTCTTGAGCATCTTTTTTAGCCTTTTCTTCAGCAGCTTTTTTAACTCCGTCATCAACTTCTCTTTTGGCTTTTTCAGCTGGTTTAGCTGGCTCTGCTGGTTTCTTTGCAGGTTCAGCTGGTTTAGCTGGCTCTGCTGGTTTCTTTGCAGGTTCAGCTGGTTTAGATGGCTCTGCTGGTTTCTTTGCAGGTTCAGCTGGTTTAGATGGCTCTGCTGGTTTCTTAGGTGGTTCACCAGTTTTCTTAGGCGGTTCTTTGGCCTTTTCTTCTGCCTTCTTCTCACGGCGTATAACTGCTTTAGGTTTCGGTCTTCTACGTATAGTCAAGGCCTTGACTATTTCAGAGTGTCTTTTTTGTTCCTCAGAATCTTCTTCCTCTCTAAAGTTAACCTGTTGTTCACGTTCTAATTTTATATCAACACTGTTTTGCACCATCAATTTATAAATTTCACCGAGATATTCGGCGTTAGACATTGAATCGGTGTCAGTTATCTTTTCTGTTGAACCAAATTTTTTGTGCAGAATATCACCAATTTTATTGACAGACCTTTTTAAAAATCCAGCCGATTGTTTAGTTTTTTCAGACGCAACAGGGCTTGACGATTTATCGCCTGTGCCTTCTTTTTTATTTCCGAATAACTTCATTTATTTCTTTGTCGTTCTTTTAGTTTTTGGTTTTCTTCTTCCAAATATTGAATCAACATGGCGACATAGATATCTCGTTCCCAAGGTATCATATTTTCAAGTTCGGTAAGACTATACTTATGGTGTTGCATCAAAGAAAAGTTAGTCTTGTAGTAATTTTTTAAATCATCATAACAAAGTATTAGCCGAAAAAACTTTCGAGCCCTTCCACATCCAAGTGGTGTTCGAAACCACATTTGGAACAAGTCATATCAATTTTCTTAGATAGTTTAGGAATACTATTAAAGAATTTCTCCAGTTTCTCAAACTGTTCTTGGTTCAATTGTTCGATAAACTCAACCAATTCTTGCACAGGAACTTCTTTTGCATAGTGAAATTGTTCGCCATCATAAACATATTCAATTGACTGTGCCAACATATTGAAGGTAACTTCTGTGATGTTATCCATATCAATAGAATCTTTAACCAACTTAAATGGTGGATATTTCATCTTGATGGTGATTGTGTCGGTCAATTTAATTTCCGGATCCACATATTCTTCTTGTACTGGTTGTATTTCAGTCAAATCAATCTTGGCTTCCATAATGTTGCCACAGACTTTATCATCGACTTCATTGTTGCAACGGTACTTTGATTCAGAGATTTCACTGACCGATTTTGCTCTCAACTGTAGGAAATAATATTCAATATCTACAATCGGCAATTCATCAATGTCTACATCTTTAGACAAAGTACATACAGTCAAAATTTCTCTGACATTATGTTGAATTGTTTTTGCATCAGAAGATTCTAAGGCCATCATCAAGGCCTTTTGTTCTTTGACTAAATACGGTCTGTATTTAATTTTCTTTTTAGAAAGTGGTAATTCCAGTTCATATGTTGGCACTTCAAGTTTTGGTAAAGCCATAATAACTCCTTAGTTCATTCATTAAAATTTATTGGTGATGATATTGAATCTGCTATGCCACTAAATCCACTTGAAACAGCATTTCCAATAGAACCACCTAATCCACCTATTCCACTTGCAATAGAATCTAAACCTGCATCCAAAAGGTCCATACCGAAAGCTTGTAGAGACAAATTTTTCCAATATGTGTATGCAAATGTTACTGTCAGTTTATGATATCCATCTCCGTTCCAATCTAAATCCAACTGATTCATAGAAACTGGATATGCATCCATCAAACTGACGGTATATGTTTTTTCATTTGAAACGTTGTATTGATTGATTGTCAAAGTTGTTGCGTAATTTTCTTTGTAACGCATATTGTAATTGTATGTTGGATTGATGTAATTCAACCAACCATCAAAAAGCAATCTCTGTTGCATGTCATCATCAACAATGAATGTCAAATCAATATCATTGTATGTTGTAAGATATGGATGTTTTTCTACTGGACCATAAGTCTTTTGATCCGTGGTTGCAAATGTTCTGCCAGGTAAATTTGCAACCTCACATCTGTAATTGAGTCTACGAGCAGACTTTATATATGGAACCAAAGTTAATGGTAGAGGTATTTCAACATCGAACCTACTGGTTCTAGCCAAATCACCAGAAAAACTTGATTTAAAATCGTTGAGTGTGCGTGCCATTTAAGAATTCCTTATTTCTTGGACCGAATCTTTCCAGACTTCTTGTGGTTTTGCCTTTTTGAACTGATGAATTGGTAAATATGTTGCAATATCCCATTCGTTAGGTTCTACAGCCAGAATTCTGGATTTTATATGACTGTATAGGTAGTGTTTGATGCAAGGTCTGAATTCTTTTAACCTGGAAGAAGCCTCCAGGATTTGATAGGTGATACGGATTCGCTTTATTTCATCATTCTCATCATAGATTGCGAAATTCAATAACTTACGCAGGAAAAGAACCCTATACTTTAACGGCAAATAATGTAGATTTAACCCAATAAACCCATCTGATTGTCTTTTAAGTGGCAATACCAGTGGAAATCTGTCATAATATGGTAAATCTGCCTTACCTTTTGGATCATACACAAAATAATACATACCACCCATTAAAAATTTCTGTCTGTCTCCTGGTCTTGTCCATCTATTTTGTTCTTTTGTAATTGGAACAGATAAACGTGTTGGATTTCTAAGCGCTGCAACTTTTTGCAACAACCAACGCAAAGATTCACGGCTCATCGTTGGATATTGAGCCGCTATCTTTTCTTCTGATAATGTGGTGAGTATGGATTTTGTCGTCATTGGATATTTAGTTACAGTCCAAGATGGTCTTCCGTTATTAACTTGAACTCCCAACCTCTATCCAAACAATATTCTGTTGCAGCCTTCCATTTGGCTTGATTGACACCCCATGTGACAACCTCTTGTATGTATTGTTTCGTAACACGTTTCTTTTTTTCTGGTTCCATTGTTTGATATTTTGGTTTTACTTCAAGCATCATCGTTCTTGTTTGCCCATTTTTGTCTTTAACTTTAACAACAAAGTCTGGAAAGTATCGGTGCATACGATTATCAACTGGTGATTTGTATGGAATTATTAATTCTTCTGAGGCCCAAGACACAATACTTGGATTTTTGTCGAGCCAATTCATCACTCGACATTCCCATGATGAGCGATATATAATGTTTTTGTGGTCTCCCATGTATTTTTGGGGATTTGAGGGTCGAAACGTTCCTGAATATGCCATAAATACTATATATCACTCTTTCAGAAAACAAAACGATGGCACTTATTTCAATACCAACATCAATTGGCGGGATTAATATACCAGGTGGATTACTAGGCGGTCCACTTGGATCATTGTATGAAAGTGGAGGACTGGACTTTGTACAATATCCAAGAGACTTAGGTAGTTCTACGAAATCACATTCAGTATTCTTTACAATCGAAGAAGTGAAAGAAATTGGTTTAGAAGGTATATATGTTTTGAATAGAGATTTTGTAGACATGGGATTTGATGCCGCTGGCGAAGGTCTAGATGCAATTAACGGTATCTCGGCCGATTCATTAAGCAGCACATGGAGTAGTTTCACATCAACCGTTTCAGACGGCGTAACAAAAGTTGTTGATGATCCTAGAGGAGCCGCAACCGGCACATTAAACGCAGGTTTTGGAGCACTTGATAGTTTAGCTGGAAAAATTGCTGGTGTCACAAACTTTTTTAGTGAGAAAAAAGGAACACCAGTCGGTTACATATCTTTATACATGCCAGAAAATTTCTCTTTGAGTTCTGGTGCATCTTATGATGATAGTACAACATTAGCATCAGCTGCCGGTGCAATACCACTTTTGGGTAGGGTTGTTAGTAAATTTACAGATGTGGTAAACAACGATGCATCAAAAGTTATATTGAACAAAGCTGGTTACGTTTTTAATCCCCAAAAACAAATGTTGTTTCAAGGTATCGACTTCAGAACATTTGATATGTCATTCACATTTACACCATATTCAGCAAGAGAAGCTGAAGATGTTAAACAAATTATAAAAATGTTTAGAAAGTGGGCTGCGCCAGCTGCATCAACTGCTTTTGCAGGTATGTTTTGGGTGCCACCCGCTTATTTTAACATTGATTTTCGTTTCCAAGGCAAAACAAATACAAATCTCCCAAGATTACAAAAATGTGTAATTGAATCAATTGATGTAAACTATGCACCAAATGGATGGACAGCACATACAGATGGTGCACCGGTACAAAGTATTGTGAACATCACATTTAAAGAAATTATCTTGGTTGACAGAGCATCAATCGAGGCAGGATACTAATGCAATACTTTAATTCTTTACCAAAAATAAGATATGTGGACAAAAACAATGTTACCACAATCTATACAAATTTAATGGCAAGAGCAAGTGTAATACCAAGTGTATTAAATAATGCTCTAGTTTATTATAATTATGATGTACAAGACGGTGATACTCCTGAAATTATTGCTTACAAATATTATGGAGATGTTAATCGTTTTTGGATTGTTTTATATTGTAACCAATTAAATGATCCACAATGGGACTGGCCATTAAATTCAAATAAATTTCAAAAATATATTTTAAACAAATATAATACTGGTAATTTAAATTCTACACATCATTATGAAAGAATTACCACAAAAACAAATATAAACACAAACACAACAACTGTTGATACCGAAACAATTTCACAAGAAGTTTATAACAGCTTGCAATCTAGTACGACAACAACATATACATTGGGTTCAGAAACAATTAGAGTAAATGTTGTAAAAAGTGTAGTTACAAATTATGAATATGAAAATTCTTTAAACGAGTCAAAAAGAAATATAAAAATATTAAATAAAGCATATGCGGATAAACTAGAGTCGCAATTTTTGGAATTGATGAAGTAATATGGCTGAAGATAATAGCGCACCAGCTGGCGGACCAAGATATGCACAAGACTTCAACTTGGAAGCAGTGGATATTATTACCGATTATGGCGACACCTTTAAATTAAAACACCTAGTTGTTGAGTTGTCTTTTTTCGAAGACATATACTCTTTTGCTTGTTCTGGTAATGTTGTTTTACGTGATGCTGTTGGTATTATTGAAAAACTCAGATTAGATGGTTCAGAATTTATTGAGATTATCTACGGAAAATCAAAAAAACAATCAGCAGAATATAAAAATTCAAGAAAATATAGATTATATAAGGTCGGTAACAGAAAACCAGCTGGCAATAAAAACTCTGAATTTTTTACAATGTATTTTTCATCGGAAGAATTGTTTTTGTCTGAACAACTGAAGGTTTCAAAATCTTTCAAAGGAACGGTAATATCCGATATTGTAAGTAGTTTACTTTTGGATGAATTCAATGGATTAAAAGTTAATCCTAAAAAAGTCAAATACATACAACAAACATATGGTGTTTATGATTTTGTTATACCTAGATTGAAACCATTTGAAGCAATAAGTTGGTTATCAACATACGCAAGGCCAGATATTAATGGCGGCGCAGATATGTTATTCTATGAAACAAACGATGGATTTTACTTTCAGTCAATACAATCAATGTTTGCGGATACTCCTTATGCAACATACAAATATCAACCATCAGACTTGAATTATAGTAACAGAGCTGAAAATATGTTTAACATTCTAGATTATGAATTCATAAAAACATATGACACCTTAGAAGCAACAAATTCTGGTATGTATGCCAACAGGTTAATTTCAATTGATCCAATTAAAAGAACAAAGACAGTTACAAATTTTAGTAAAGATGAATTGGGATATACACAATCAGGTTCAGCAGTCAATAGATTCGGTAAACACCAAACACAGATGTATGAAAGTTCTTTGAAACTGGCATTTAGTAATGCAAATCAAATCGACCAAGAATATATAAGTCAAAAACCGGATGGTGTGGCCAAAGACATATACATAGAGACATACGTGCCTAATAGAACCGCACAAATTGCCTTGTCAAATTACACGGTGATGAAGGCAATAATACCTGGAGACAGTAGTATAACAGCAGGAAGAACAGTTAACATCTTGTTATATTCTTTAGGTATGGAAGGCACACCGACAGCAGCCACAAGAGAAAAAGATGAATATTTTTCTGGCATATATCTTGTAACTGCTGTTAGGCATATTATACAAACACAAGGTACATATCAAACTGTTTTGGAATTAGCAAAAGAAAATACAAAATTGAAATATCCAGACCAATCATATTTGGGAGCAGTGAATGAATAATAATTTTATAGGTAAAGATGGATTTATTTGGTGGGTCGGTATCAATGAATTCAGGGGTGATCCATTAGGTCTAGGTCGATGCAAAGTTAGAATTTTTGGTTGGCATACAGATAATAAGATAGATTTACCAACGGAAGATTTACCTTGGGCTTTGCCGATGTATCCAATCAATAATTCAAAATCTTTTTCAGCACCTATGTTAGATGAATGGATTGTAGGTTTCTTCATGGATGGAGATTCCGGTCAAGCACCAGTAATGATGGGTGTATTACCTGGTTTAGAAAAAGAACCAGACCAAACAACACAAGAGATATAATATGGCAACAGCAGAAATATTTACACCAGGTCAAAGTACTATCACAAATGTGGAACCAACAGGACCATCTTCAGGTGATTTACCCATCGTAGGTAATGCAAACTTAAAACCACCACTTGGAGCAGAAAATGATGGTCGAGTACCAGGAACACCAACTACACCTATGTGTGCAAGAAGTGTGGTTGATGGAACAAGTGTGGGTAACAACAATAAAAAATTAACCCATGTTTGTAGTTTCATTGATGATATGAGAAAAAATATATACTTGAAAAAGTTTATCAAAGCAACTGCACAAGCAATTAGAGAACAAATTCGTGCAATATTGAAAGCTTTAGGTTTATCAGACAAATCTGGTATATTTGCAGCGATTGCGGCCAAACTAAAAGAAGCAGCTCGTTGGTTGAAGACTGTACAGAAATTTTTAAAAGATGTTATTAATTTTGAAAAGTATGTGTTGGCATATATCACAAAAATTAGAGCCATAATTCAATGGATTTTATCATTACCAGCAAGATTCTTAAAAATGTTGGCTCAATGTTTAGCAAAATTCTTAAAACTCGTGAAAAATGTTATGACAGACTTCTTCAAAGAACTCACAGCTGGTGGAGAAGATAGTGGTTTTTCTGATTTGATTAAATCAACAAAATCACTTATAAATGAAACTGTTACTACAGTAAAATTGGCTGGTACTGCAGCTGCTGGTGCTGTTGCGATTGCAGGTGCTGCGACCGTTGGTTTAATGGTACCTGTTTCAGCCGCAGAAGTAAAAGCTGCAAATAAAACCATTGCTAATTATAGTGCATCATTACCAACAACAGACAGTGTTGCTAAAAGCCTTGAACCTAAAGATTTAAAAAAATCCACACCATAAACCATGACAGACACTACAGACATTAATTCTCCGCCAGCTGATAATTTGTGGACAGAACCTGAATCTGCCGCAAATACATATTATCAACCTGTTTATCCATATAACAATGTTCAACAAACTGAAGCTGGACATAAATTTGAAATGGATGACACTCCAACCAGAGAACGTATACGTTTATCACATAGAACGGGTACATTTATTGAAATGCATCCAAACGGTGATGAAGTACATAAAGTTTATGGCAACGGATTCACAATTATTGTCTCAAATAAAAATATATTGATTGGTGGTGATTGTAATATTGAAATTGGAGGTAATTGCAACCTAAATGTACTGCAAGATATGAATGTACAGGTTGGTGGCAATTACAACCTACAAGTTAAAGGTGACACAAACATCAGAGCTATTGGAGAAATAGATATATTGGGTGATAGTGATGTGAGAATTACAGCTGATGAAAATTTTGGCGGAACAATGTATCTCGGTGCAGCTGACCACATATCTATAGCATCTGATTTAAATGTTGGTGGTTCAATTCACGCAGATATGATTAATGCTGAATCTAGGGTTACAGCCGGTACAGGAGTTTACGCTGGAGTTGATGGATTCACAACATCAGGCGGTGTGTCTGCTGGATTCCCTACACCAGCATCACCAATTGCAGTTCCTGGTCAAATCAATGCACTCACATCAGTGAATGCTGTTGTTTCAGTAAATGCAGCCATGGCGAACTTTGCTTTGGCAAAAATTAGTGTGATGGATGCGGTTTTAATGTCAGATAAAATTAATACATCAATATTCAATACACACATCCACGGCAATGGTAATAATGGTACACCAACTACAATGCCAATGACACCATTCGCAGGAGTATAATATGGTAGCAGTGGCAAACGCAGCAGGAATTTTTCATTCATTTGGTTACGGATTTGATGATCCTAATGGTCATATACAAGAATTGTCCATCGACACAAAAGAACATATGGACACAATGCCACCTTTCATTACATCTTGGCAAGCACAAGATATTGCAAATAATGATTATGGTGGTTACTACCAAAACCCAATGCAATCTATAACCATGTTAATTTATACAAATGCAAATGCAATATATCAACTTGCAAACACAGGCAATGGTGTAAATAATATGGCCAATGTCAAAACCTCATCCACTGAATTAATGAGTAATGCAATGGCATTTTTGACACACACCAGTAAACAATCTGGATTAACAGAATATGATGGTTTAGATACACTCAGTCCATATATGGATTTAGCTATGAGTGCGGGTAGAACCGCAATGTATATTACTTATCAAACTGATGCGGTAACAAACAATGCACCAATTATGGGTAGTTTCACTAGTTTGATGATTGAACCACAATTGATTGCAAATAACAATACTCTGTTAACATATAAACAACAATTTGCAAATAGTGTGACCATAACAACATCAACAACGATTGATCCAGAAACTGGATACTCCACAACAGTAACCACAGCAACATCAAATCTCACAAGTCAACAATTGACAACATTAAATACACAAATGAACAATATTAAGAACTTTATGAATCAGAGAAAAGTAGCTGATATTGATTTTTACAATAATGTTAAAAGGTTTGTTGACGGATACAATAAAACTAAGAGATTGAACAATATGGGTGAAACTGAAAAATACTTAGTTAATAATTTAATTGGTACCGAGAAGGCCAAGTCAAGAATTGCATAATTGCCGAAATTTCGAATTTTTGCGTTCCGGCCTAAGAATTTTCTCCCACAGCTTCGAAAATACAAAAAAGCGTTTTACTCCTAGACATAAATAAAAGATGGCAACCTCACAAACTATACAAAAACTATACTCCGATATAGATTTCACACTCGCAAAGAGGCCTGTGTTGAATGATATCGCTTTAAGTTATGATAATCAAGCCATCATCCGTTCTTTGAGAAACATATTATTAACAAAAAAGTTTGAAAAACTATGGAATCCAGATTTTGGATCTAATATAGACACCCTTTTATTTGAAAATATCTCCAGTGTTACAGCTGCGGCTTTAGAAAAAGAAATTTCAGTTGCAATTGCAAACTATGAACCTAGGGTAAATATGAAAAATGTAGTAGTGACACCATACATTGACAGAAATGCTTATGATGTTACACTAACTTTTTATATATCAAATGCAACACAACCAACTACTGTAACAGTTTTTTTAGAGAGAAACAGATAAAATGGCAGGTGCTAATTCAAATTTCAACATAACCGAACTAGATTTCGGTTCAATCAAAGACAGTTTAAAAAACTACATGAAGGACAATGGCGTCCTTAATGATTATAATTATGAAGGTTCTGCAATTTCCACCCTTTTAGATATACTGGCATACAATACACAATATAATGCCTACTATTTGAATATGGTTGCGAATGAAATGTTTTTAGACACAGCTCTACAAAGAAACTCTGTTGTTTCTCAAGCAAAATTATTAAATTACATTCCACAATCTGCGATTGCGCCTTCAGCCACAATTAATTTGAGAGTAAATCAGGTGACTGATGCTTCATTGACACTGCCAAAATATACGAGCTTTCTATCTGAAGCTATTGATGGTATCAATTATAATTTTGTGAACACAGATTCACACACAGTTAATGTAGTTAATGGTGTTGCACAGTTTAATGAAATCACATTAAAACAAGGCAGTTCACAAGTATATTCTTTTTTAGTAGATGTTGGTACAAATACCAAGTCATTATTTAAGTTACCAGACACAAATATTGATACAACCACACTGTTGGTTGCAGTGCAAGAATCTTCATCAAACAATTACCTAACAACATTTAGTTCAGCATCTGATTATTTAACATTGAATAATAGTTCTGCGGTATACTTCTTACAAGAAGGTTTGAACGGTTACTTCGAAATCTATTTTGGTAATGGAATATTAGGTAAAGCATTGAAGAATGGTAATATTGTTAAAGTTTCTTATGTTACCACTCAAGGTTTAAGTGGTGCTGGCGCAAACAATTTCGTAATAATGAACACTATTGCTGGTTATAGTAACACAGTTGTTACACCTATCACTTCAGCATCACAAGGTTCATCAAGAGAAACAATTGATTCTATTAAATTACAAGCACCAAAATCATATGCCGCACAAAATCGTGCCGTCACCAAAGATGATTACATTACAGCAATTCAACAAAATCAATTAGGTTATTCATTTGATGCAGTAAACGTTTGGGGTGGCCAACAGAACGATCCTCCTGTTTATGGTCGTGTATTTGTTTGTATGAAACCAACTGGTGGTTACACAATAACACAAAATCAAAAAGCAAAACTCATCAAAGATGTATTGAAACCAATTTCAATAATGACAGTTGAACCAACAATTGTTGATCCAGATTATACTTACGTTCAAATTACAGCAAACGTATTGTATGATCCTAAGAAAACTACCGCATCAGCTGCACAAATCAAAGCGGCTGTTAGAAGTGTGATATATTCTTATTCATTATCAACATTAAACACATTTAATTCCACTTTTAAAGCATCAGATTTTAACAACAGAATTAATGCGGCCGATGCATCTATTATTACGAATGAAATTTCTATTAAACTACAGAAAAAATTCTTTCCAAATCTAAGTACACCAACAACATACAAACTTTATTATGGTACAGAACTGAAAAAAGGTATGTTTTTAAGTGGTATTTTAAGTACACCAACAGTTGTTTATAGAAACCCGTTAAACTTGGCTCAAACAATTCAAGGCCTTAACATTGAAGAAGTGCCTTCTTCTACAGGCGGTGTAGAATCAATCACAGTTACAAATCCTGGTTTTGGATATGAGTATCCTCCTACAGTTACAGTTTTAGGTGATGGTAGTGGCGCAACGGCAGAAGCTGTGGTGGTCAATGGTATTATCAAACAAATAAATGTTTTGACAAAAGGTGTAGGGTATACTTCAGCAATAGTAACAATCACAAACAAATCAAATGATACAACAGGTACATTAGGTGCAGCAACAGTGGCACTTGAAGGTAAATATGGTACTTTAAGAACTTATTTTAATGATACATTAAATGTGAAGACTGTATTTGATGGAAACATTGGTACGGTTGATTATAAATCTGGCATTATTACATTAAATTCCTTTGCACCAATTATAGTTGATAATGAATTGGGACAATTGACGATGACAGTAACACCAACATCAACTATCATTTCATCATCTTATAATAGAATCATAACGCTTGATGAATATGATCCACAATCAATCATTGTTAATGTAACAGCTAAAACAACATGATAGAAAACGGCCAACTAACCTCTTTACTGGTTAAAGACCAGTTACCTGAGCACATTCGTGACAATGACCAATATATAAACTTTCACACATTCATTAAGGCATACTATGAATGGATGGAAGAAACGGGAAAGGTATCGGAAAGAACTCAGAATTTGTTATCATATAAAGATATTGATACAACAACAGAAGAATTTTTAGATTACTTTACGAATGATTTTTTACCTTTCTTTCCAAAAGATACTCTATTAAGCAAAGAAGAAACGGTTAAAGTTGCCAGACAGTTATATAAAACCAAAGGTACACCGGCATCGTATGAGTTTCTTTTTCGTGTTCTTTTCAATTCCGATTTTGAAGTATTTAATACCAAAGAAGCCGTATTCAAAGCATCAGCTGGTACATGGTATGTTTCAAAGAGTTTAAAACTTGCATCAAGTAACCGTAATTTTTTAAACACCAAAAACTTAAGAGTGTTTGGTTTAGAATCAAAATCTATTGCAACAATTGAAGCCGCAGTATTGGTTGGTGATAAAACTGAAATCTTTATCTCAGATATTGAACGTCTGTTTGAGTCTGGAGAATTTGTTAAGATAGTTGATTCAAACAATCAAGATGTGTTGTTTAACGGTCAAATACTTACAGCAAAAATTGTAGGTCAAATCAGTCAAATTAAAATAAACTCCGTTAAACGTGGTTCTTTATACCAACCAGGTGATCCTGTTGTTGTTTATGATGGTATGGATGATGACACGACTGGTGTTGGTGCATCTGCTATTGTTTCAGAAACAACAAGAGGTTCTCTACAACGTATCAATGTTGTTAATGGTGGTTTTGGTTATACTTTAAAACCAAACACCGTTGTTACAGTGATTGGTGGTGGAGGTGCTAGAGCAAACGTATATGCTTTGTCTAATTTCTTACCACCATCTTACACTATTGTTAATGGCGGTTCAGGTTATAGAATAAATGATAGAGTGAATTATGCTAATGCGGCCTTTGCTTATGTTACTAGTGTTAGTGCAAACGGTTCAATTACAGGTATTAAATATGTACCTTCTGTAAATGCACAGGCTGTTGTCAGTCTTACCGCAACAGTACAATCATCTAATGCTTTGGCTAGTGGTGCAGTTATAACAACAGCATCTTCACCTGGTAATGCAAGAGCAAATGTTGGTTACATTACAACTGATGTTATTGGATTCAAAAGTAATGTTTTAATTAGCAATAGTAATTTCTTTTTTGCAAACATGGCAAGTGCAAATGCAAACACAAGATTGATTGATGCACTTTCTTTTGGTTCATTAGAGACAAGTTCAATATTCAGTATGATTGTTGACAATGGTGGCGGCGGTATTTCTACTGTGCCTGAAGTAGAAGTTATATCTACTATAAAAACTGAAGATGAATTTGATGTTTATTCAGCCTTACGTTCTGATATTGCACCGCTTGGTATACTTGCACCAATTCAAATCATTAATGGTGGAGGTTGGTATCAAGCAAACGATAGAATAGTTTTCAGTGGAGGTTCTGGTCGAGGTGCATACGCAAACGTTACCAGCGTTGGTGCGAACGGTACCATAACAGGAGTATCTTATTTTTATAATCCAGCCAATCCATTTCCACTCTATACATTAGGTGGAACAGGTTACAAAAATGAATTTCTACCCTCAGTAAGTGTACAATCAGCAAACGCACGAGCATCTGGTGCAATCTTAACAGTACCTGGAATACTAGGCACTGGTGCTGACTTCTCTTTAGTTGTTGACCGAGTTGG